TACTTGCACTGAATCCAACTTGCCGTTCTTTTCAACTATAACTTTATCGTTTTCACAATATTGGTGACCAGCTTCTTCTAGTGTAAGTTTTTTAGTAGAGCTACACGCATTTACTAAAATACATACCGTACTGATGAGTAGTAATTTATAAAATGGGTTGTCCATTATAAACTCCAATTAAAGTTAGAATTATATTATGAAATAGATAAGAGTCTAACATTAGTCTATGCTTTTAGCTGACTTGTTAATACTAATAGTATCTATTTTGGTACTCTTAGCCTTAGCTTCAGTTACCAACGAATCAATAATACTCTTCTCAACTTTAACCATTACAAAATAATGATATACACCATTTCTTTTATATAAGTAGCCGTCGTTTTGAGAGTAGTGTCTTACTGCGGTATCGGTAATTTTGTTAACGATAAGCATCTGACTTTGAGTTGAACTTGTTAGTGATTCCTCACTACCAGCATCGTTATACTCAATAGTAGTTCGCTTGTTAACTTCACCGTTAATTCGATCAGCAATTTTGGTTTTTGCTATTTGTGTAGCTTTATCATAAGCCGCTTCTTTAAAGCCACTTACTGATCCACCACAAGCATAGTAGTAATCTTTACTCCACCAAAAATAACCTTCTGATCCGGTGTCTTTACAGTTCATGTACCAATTTGGTACAACATCGTTTTCACGTTCTACAACGTGTGTTACTGTACTACAGGCAGAAATGGTTAATGCTAATGCACCACACATTAATGCTGTTTTTAGATTGCCTTTCATTTTAGCCTCCATAAGGTAGTTTTCATTATGTAAACATTATAACAAACATTTTTCCAAAGGTCAAGCATAAAATAAAAAAAGGTTTACCAAAATATTTGATATTGGTATGGTTGTCATAACTTTCATCATGTAAGTATAATACACTATACTTAGATAGAAGTCAACCTTCGTTTCGCCAATTTCAAACAACCAAATTTTTCAAGTATTTTAATAACAATAAAGGTAGGATCAATTTCAAATGCTTTAACTCTGTTATTAGCACGTTTTGAATCTGCATGATGATTATTATGCCAACCTTCGCCATAACTTAATATTGCACTCCACCAACAACATGTGGATAAATCACCTTTTATTTCAAAGTTTCTATATCCCCATTTATGACAAGCACTATTAACAAACCAAGTAGAATGGTAAACTAATACTAAGCGAACAAATATTCCCCATACTACCCAAGATACTCCACCAAGTAGATAAAACAGAATTGCTAATCCAATTTGTAATGATATAAATTGTTTTTCTAAAAATTGATAATAACGGTTACCACTTATGTCTCTAGCAAATTTAGTTATTCTCGCAGGATGATCAAATTTATGTTGAGTATAGCACATCCACCCTATGTGTGACCACCAAAAGCCTTCACTAGCATTATGTGGATCCATTAAAGTATCTGATCCTCTATGATGCATTCTATGATGAGCTACCCAATTAATTGGACCATTTTGACAAGCCAATGTTCCAATAGTTATAATAATATAATCTAACCATTTTGGAAGTATTACTGCTCGGTGTGTTAAGTATCTATGAAACCCTAAACATATTCCAACTGAAGCTGTTAGCCAATGCATAAAGATCATTAAGGCTACTGCACTCCAACAGAAAGTACTAGGGATAAAGGCTAAAAGTGCTCCTAAGTGAATGAATATAAAAAATGCTATTACAGTCTTATTTGGTCTTCGCATATATTAATTTTGGCGATAGAAAAGATGCAATCCTATTCGGCCTTTTTTCTCAAAACGTTTATTCCATTCAGGATGAACGTATGGTGCGTGATAATGTGTTGCATTATCGCTTATACCTCGTAGATAACCTTTGGTAAAGATTTTGTATGCAAGTTCTTGAATGTTACGCCAGTCTTTACCATCCTCGTTAAGAATGATATCTGGTTTGCCATCACACCACCAACTGAACTGGCACATATTACGAACAGGATTATATATCCGTTCTACGTCCGAAACTTCTTTACCTTTAGTCCTCCAACTTTCTTGTGTTAGACCTTGTCTAACAACTTCACAGATTGTATTGGGAAACCTAGTATCAGCTACTCTATTAAGTACCACGTCGGCAACTGCCGCTCTACCGGCAAGGTTATCCGGGTGTGACTCCCAATAAATGTTTTCTGCTAAACAATATAGTTCTGGCTCTTGTTCTTGTGTATATAACTCTGCGGCATACACGTTGCTAACTAACAATGTAGCAATAAACAAAAAACCTACGCATAGTTTTTTAAGACATAGTTTCATGTTAATGTCCTTTATTCTATCTAGACGATTGTATTTAATTGGTTTTTTAGTAAAATTTATATGCTAATATAAAGCACTAACTGTCAAAATCGGTATACAAGCTATATTTTGCTGTTAATTCCCGAAGTAACCCAGGTTGTGCCTTTATTGGCTTAATGGTTACAAGATATCTAACAGGCAGTTGATGCCAATATCCTTTAAGTGTTTTACAGTTAGGAGTTTCAGAGTGATTATAAAATGCCCCTAATGCTGTTCTAATATACCCATGCGGGAAATTTTTATTAGCTATGTGTACAATACCGAGAACTGTATTTGCCTCAAAGTCTTTTGTTGCGAATAAGCCTAAGCCTTGTACATCTGAAGAACTAATTGTTAGGCCATCCGGCAACGGTCTATACATATTTACAATACTACTTTTTTTTCTTTTATTAATCGTGTTCTATTATTTAAATGTTCTTGTTCAACGTCCTCTTTATTCTGGCCATGATATGCAACTGCATAGCCTTCTAAAATCATAATTTCGGACGCTTTAGTTTGCCTATCTTCCGGCGTATAATGGACTATAAAATCTCCTAAAATACGGCCAAACTTTCCTTTAGCATCTTCGCCATCTCTTGCTATTTGGGTTTTTAATATCTGTGCTGATCCAACTGGAAGCATATCTTTTAATCGCTTCTTAGATGCTAATCCAAATTTCTTTTCAACTTTGTCACGTGTTCGTGATTCAGGTGTGTCAATGCCCATCATTCGAACTCGTTCTTTATGCATCCATATTCCAAATCCTAAATCAATATCAACGTCGACAGTATCACCGTCGATGATTCTTAATATTTTACACTTATATTCGTACATGCTAAGTTAACCTTTCGTTTTATAAACTACTCAGTTATTTATAGCTATATGTCACCATTTTCGTTTTGCATCATTATCCTGTGTAAAGAAGATATTACGAATGTTATGTTGTGCTATAGCTTTCATACAACCTTTACAGGGTTTAGCTAGGCCTCTAACCCACTTATTCTTTTTGTCTCGCTTTACTCTCAGAATATATAAGTCGCACTTTGCAAGTTGTTCTTTTGATAGTAATTTTAATGCTTTATTAAATGCATCTATCTCAGCATGGAGGAATATCGATTCTTTATTGTTACCATATTCCTCCATAATAGGGTGTGTCTTATAACTGTTTGTTCCAACAGTAATAATAGTTTTCTTATAAACAATAGCACAAGCTAATTTAAAACGCCCCTTAAGGCCAGGACTATCGATAGCATGTTGTTCTAGAATATCAAATATTCGTTGTGTAGGATTACGACGACCTTGTTCTGTAATCACACCAATCGGTAAATTGTGTAGCATGAAGTTCCTTTATGTTACTTGGTGGAGCATGATGGAATCGAACCACCTAATCAAACGTGCGACACTCGATCACTCCCAGATGATGCCCCTATACGAGTTGCTCATCGAAATGTGTTGCAAACATGGCTGATTTTGATAGTAAGTATTTCAGTTTTGGATTTTTCTTTTCCATTTTCTTGTCTGTCATAGTTGCTAGTTCTTTAAAGCTATCACATCTAAAATTTTCAAAACTGCAATAGTCATCACGTCCTATATTATATCTTGAACGCATACGTTCTTGTAATCTATCTTTTGCTAGGTATCCTTTTTCAAGTCGATTTTCTCTACCAACTTTAGTAACATAAAAATAATCTAGGCTATCAGTTATCTCATTGTAGACTACAATTCTTAAACTTCCAATCTTGTGTTCTATTTTATTAAGAGTAAATTGTGCATCATGTTTACGTAGTGTACAAGTTTTAGCATCTGACTTATCCTCATCATCAAAGTCATATCCAATTGCATCAACCCATTTATATCCACCTATATTTGCCATTGCAAGTTCTACTAAGTGTTCTACATTATATGCATTAGGATAGGCTAAGGCATTTTTTTTATTAGCCTTAGTTGGAAAAAAATCTGGTAGATATTGGAATAGTATTTCGTTTAAGATTCTATACTGCTTACCTTTGTTAGTATCCATTATATCCTCGCTTGATATTATTAAAGTACGTTAGAATACAATTATACAACAACAAAGAAGTTGTGTCAAGCATTTTTTTTAAAAAAAGTGCAACTTGATTCTGTTGCCAGGTCCAAGTTGCCAAAACCCCGAAAAATTATGCCGCTAGGGCAAATTCTTCATTTGTTGGTAATTTCGCTCCGAAATTAACGAAGGTTACGTTACCGTTTGCTTTAAAGTCAGCAATTATAGTTTTTGAACTAAGTCCAACAACCGCTAGGTTGAGGCCGTCGTGTCTTACGGGCAACTCCACAGATACTATTAACTTCCAATCGATCCCAGTTCACCCCCGGACTGTATACTTTGCGGAAAATATATACTCCGCGGATGCTCCAAATTTGGTGGAGGTGGCGGGAGTCGAACCCGCGTCTTGAAAAGCGTTTGCATTGCTTCAACGTTACAATGTTATTTATAACACATATTAATAGTAAGGTCAATAACCGGTATATTCAAAGAGTTTTGTTAAGATGTTAAATATTATTAGTACATTTAATTTGTACTAGCACATTATATTAACAATCAATTTTGGAGATAGCGATGAAATGGAATAAACCACAAATCGCAGAAGTATCAGTTGGCTTAGAAATCAACTGCTATGCTTGTGCAGAAATATAAATTACTAAGATTGGGTCAAACTTTGTTTGGCTCTTTTTAGTTTAAAATTGGTACGCCGTAGATTGCAAGATATATAATTCCTGCCAGAAGAGTAACATCAGCTATTATACTCCAAAGTATATAAGCCTTAAACATCCAGGGAACTAAAGGTTTCACTTTGTTCAATTTTCCTTTACACCATACTCGCAGGCTCTTCATTTTGAGCCTCCTGTTGGCTTGGTACTGCTATTATATCCATAATATTCTCCAAGTTGTACATCTATTTCCACCACTATTTATGCAATGCGGATAACTATATGATTAGAAAGGTCATTATGACTACATTTAGGATTTATGGAGAATAATCTATTAATCCACAAACATTTAATTATTCGAGCAGAAGTCAGTAACCCTCCGAATGACGTAACTGTCCTTACACAATGGTTGAAAGACTTTATAATATCTATTAATATGCGAATTATGATGGGACCATATGTTGCATATTGTAATGAACCTGGTAACAGAGGAATAACAGGAATTGCTGTTATAGAAACTTCACATATTGCTATGCATGTATGGGATGAACCGTCACCAGCTTTAATGCAACTAGACGTATATTCGTGTGCTGATTTCGATCCTTACAAAATAGCAGAGAAGATTAAACAAGATTTTAATGTAGTAAAAATTGATTATAAATTTCTAAACAGAGAAACAGGACTTAAACCGATTCGGTTAAAGAAGGGGGCAATAAATGAAAGTATCAGATATTAAAATGAGGAACAATGGCAGGGTATAAAAGTACAAGAGGTACTAAATCAGTTAACAATAAAAAATATTATAATGTTACAGACGCAGAAGGTAATGTAACTCCATATGAAGTTAAACCTACAATGTTTGTAAGTTCTAATGGTAAGAAGAAACTTTGTGGAACAGCTAACGATGAATTGATAGTTGATTCAGAAGGCACTCCTATACCATTTAGAAGCATTGGTTAATTTAATTATTATCTATTAAAACTATCAGGCTGTGATACATTCCCAGCAATCTCACGTCCACGATTATCAACTAGTTCATATTCTAGCATCATCTTGTCGCGGATGTTTGTAATGTGAGCTTGTTCGAATGCAGAGATGTGAATGAAAACGTCTTTGCCGCCATCATCTGGTGTAATGAAACCGTACCCCTTCTTAGCATCAAACCATTTTAGGGTTCCTGTGATTTTACTCATATTTTTTATAATTCCTCGTGACACGAGGAACTTTCCCTCGTCAGTAATAATTACTGATAATATTTATCAGTTTCTAGTAATTTTTAGATGATTTAATTAGACTGTAAATTAACTGCCGCTGGGCCTTTTGCGCCTTCTTGTATGTCAAACGTTAATGCTTGACCTTCAACTAAATTGTTCATACCTGCATCTCTTACTGCCGATGTGTGTACGAAAATATCTTTACTTCCATCTTCCGGTGTAATGAATCCGTAACCTTTTACGTCATTAAACCATTTTACTTTTCCGTTCATTGTACTCATATTGTTTCTTTGTTTCCTTTATTGTTTATTGTTACTATACAAACATAGTACAATTCAATACTGTACTATGCTTGTGTATAGTTATTATTTATTAGTCTATAGTGAATTCTTTCTTTCTTGAATTTCTGCTCTTCGACCCTTAGCTAATTTGCCAAGATTACCTAATGCCTTGCGGGCTCTTGCCGCTGAGGCTTTTACATTCTTTTCTTCGAATGATGCGTGTTCTTTTAAATACGCTTCGTATTGCTCTACGATTTCTTCATGCTTTGACATATATCCTTCTCCTTAGTTAAAAATTTATATCGATATGTACTATTATGTATGTTTAAATGCAGGTTCTATTATAAAATGTGGCTTTAAAGTAGTTAAAATGGCTAAGATATCTTTTTTGGTCTAAAAATTTTAAGTAGCATGGTATCATGTGGTGTACCTCTACCATAGTTATATGCACCTTTACCACCTTTCTTCCCTTTAGGGTTATAAGGACTTGGTGCCGTTCCTGCCCAATTATGGCTAACTGTTCCGCCTGCTGGATTATTTTCTACCAATGTAGTAAGAGCATTAGCATTTTGATTCCCTCCAACAAAGGACATAGATTGAGCATCTGAGTCATTACTATAAACAAAATTTACGTGTGAAGATGACCAGTAACACATGTCTCCACATTTTGCTTCTCTAAAATCAGTAATTTCTGTTGACTCATATTTTGCTTGTTTTGTTATTAAATGTTTTGCAGTAGCACTTTGTAAATATCGATAACCTGCCTTCTTTAAAACAAAATTAAGGAAGCCCATACACCAAGGAGTTTGATCAGTATACCAGACATTTGCATTTACATATCCAATCTCTTTCCATATTCCTAAAATCTTTTCATTCTGAAATTCACGATCAGTATCAGCAGTTCCATCAGGTTTCTGAAAGTAATAGTTAGGACCAATAGGACCAGAGTATGGAAGTTCTCTTAGACCAGTTGGATTTGACTTTGTTTTTGGAGAATCATATACTATACCTTTTTCTAACCATAAGCCTTTTTTAGCTTCTATCAGATATTGATCTAAAAGTCCATCAAATGGATGACATAAGTCTTCATGTGTTTGAGCTGGTGCATTTTCTTGAGCAATGGGCTCTACTTCAATTATATCATCAGCTGTCATTACAGGCGTTGGAACATGTTTTATTGTTTGTTGTTCCCGAATAGTAATTGGACTTGGTTGTATGTGTCTAACTTCTACTGGATCTGTTGGCATTATAGGCGGAAAATTTCCTATATTAAACGGTTCTCGCATTATTATTGCCTGTCGTGCTTCGATTTTTACTATTACAGGTGGCGGAAGAACTACTACAGGATCACTAGTTGGATCACCTGTGCATACGTCTGGAGATCCCCCGTCTGTATCTGGGCCACAATGTGGTGGAACAGGACAAAGAGAATCTGCATTTGCTGTATCTGGTGTATGATTTACTGTAAGAATGTTATCAGCATATACTTCATTTGAATGAGCTATCAAGGCACCGTCGCCATGTGAATTAGGATCGGCGTCAACTGATACTAGCAAATTATTAGCATAGACATCAGTATTGCCAGCTACAGTTGTTGTCGCCCCACAAACACGAGGATCTGTATCTCTGTGTATATCTGCCATACTAGTATTTATTTAAACGATAAGTGACGGCTTTTCTGGTACTACTAATGATGATGTTTGTTGACGGTATGCATCAGCAAAATCTTCTCTTGTAATTGTAATTAATGTAATTGAGTCGTGTCTAATAGTATAGGATTTACCAACTTCAGCAGTAAACAAGAATTGTTGTAATCCAATACCTTTTTCAGTAGCAACTATTGTTAAAGGTGTACTAACTTTAACCATGCTTTCGTTTTCTTCTTCTAACTTACCAACTAGTTCTTCGCCGGATTTTAGTTTTATAGTAACTACATCATTTACTTTATAATTTGTTTCAATTAGCACATTTAACCCCTATTGTTAGTTATCACGCCACATGTCGTGATCTTGATAATATTGTTCGAGTTCTTTATACCCGCCTACATACTTACCGTGTAAAATAATTTGTGGTGCAGATTTTGGCCTAGGCATGCCATTTAAATCAAATTCTTCAAATAGTCGTTCAACAGTTATATCTTTACCAATTGTTATTTCGGTATAATCAATTCTAGAATTATTAAGTAAGTCTTTAGCTTTAGTACAGTAAGGACAGTTAGGCTTACTATATATTACACTCTGCAATTTCTTTTCTGACATGTTCTTCTTTCTCCGTATATTTTTTCCAAACATTATTTCCATTGTGCTGTTGGTGGCATAGACATTAATATAGATTCCGGATTACCATTACTGTTTAACCCAAATTTTGTACCCCGATCATACAACAAGTTAAATTCAACATATCTACCTCGTTTTAATAATTGAATTTCTTTTTCCTTTTTTGTCCACTTTAAATACATTTTTTTTCTCATAATTTTCTCAACTAAATCAGCAAAAGTAATACCTACATCCTTAATAAATAAAAAATCTTTTTCCCAATTGTCCATTTTATAGTCAAAAAAGATCCCACCTATACCACGAAGCTCTTTTCTGTGTGGTAGATAAAAATATTCATCACACCATTTTTTATACTTTGAATAATATTTTTTATTGTGAAGATTACACATTTTTTTTAATTTATTGTGAAAATATTTTTTTTCTTTAACATCTACAAGGCAGGGTGTTACGTCCATACCACCTCCAAACCATTTTTTTTGAGTACAAATAAATCTAGTGTTGAAATGCATCGCTGGAACTTTAGGATTTTTTGGATGAAATACTACCGAGACACCTGAAGACCAAAAATAAGTATTGTTTTTTGTTCCCGGAATTGTTTTTGCAAATTCTTTAGGAAATTTGCCTATAACGTTTGAAAAAGCAACGCCGCCTTTTTCAACTACTTCACCCTTTATGGTTCTAAATTCTCCGTATTTCCATTTATTTCTTTTGAATTTTATATTAGAGCCATATTCCCTTTCTAACTGTTCAACATTATTACAAATAATGTTTTGTAATTTTATAAACCATTCTTTTGTTAATTTTTTTTTTGTTTCTATTTTCATTTTTCTACAAATTAGAATTAAAACCAGCACATCCACCACCTTTAACAGATAGTCTAACAAAGACTTTTCTGTTTTTTTGTGTTAATTCATTAAATCTTTTATGTGCGTTTGCTAATATTGTTATCATTTTTTCTTTTTTTTAAATACTTTAAATACAATGGTATGTACCATAAAATCATAAAAACAAGACCTGCTACAACAACCCAAAAGTGTTTATCATTGTTATACCAAATCAACATACCAATAATACTTCCTATATCTACAACAGTATGTATGGCAATCCACCAACCATAGGTTATCTTTTCAATAATTTTTTCTCGTAAGTTTCTTAAATAGGAGCAGTAATGCCTTGACATTGTAAAGCCATTACTCAAAGCAAATACTAATAAAAACAAATAAAAATTATCCATTAATACAACCACTCATCTAATTTTTCTCTACCCATTTCTTACATTTTCTATCAACAAAATCATATTGTTCACAATACCAATATCCTAATATCCAATCTAACATAGTCACCTCTCTTATTATTGTTTAACTACAATTTGAATCCCTTTAATTTATTTTGCGTTGCTTCATCTACGTCGTGTTTTATACCACCTATGATGTACGATTCTACTTCTGTCTCTTGGGGAGCTACTTGAAGTCCTGAACTACTTAACCAATGTTGTGTCCAGGGTAATGGGTTTGTATTCAGTGGGCGGTCATAAAGCGTTTTATAACCTAACGCTTTTAATCTTCTGTTAGCAATGTATTCAACGTAAGCATGTAATAAGTTTTCATTTAATCCAATAATTGATCCATCTTTAAATAGATAGTTAGTCCACGCTTTTTCTTCCTCAACACAGGCACGCCACATATCATAAACTTCGTCTTCACATTCTTTAACAATTTTTTTCATTTCAGGATCGTCATCACCCTTCATCCAATTTTTAAGAATATGGTTTGTTAGATTTAAATGTGTTGCTTCGTCTCTAGCAATTAAGGAAATAATCTTAGCTGAGCCTTCCATCATTTTTAATTCACCAAATGCAAACGTACATGCAAACGATACATAAAAACGTAGTCCTTCTAAGATATTAACATTCACCATTGCAAGAAATAGTTTCTTTTTAACTTCACGCATTGTACCTTTTTTATGATGCATAAGATTATCAACAGCAAGTGTAAACTCATCATAGTTTTTTGTAACACTTTCTGCTCTTTTAATAATTTCTTTATCGTCTAGGATTGTATCTAATACTTCCGACGGATTAGCATATACATTCTTCATAATATGTGTGTATGCTCTACTGTGAATAGATTCAAAAAAGTCCCAAGTAATAATGCACCCTTCTAATTCTGGTAAGGAAACATAAGGCAAGAAAGCTAGTGCTGGTCCTCTACCTTGTACACTATCTAATAAAGTTTGATACTTTAAGTTACTAGTAAAGATATGCTTTTGTTCTGGTCTAAAGTGTTGGAAGTCTGAACGATCTTTTTGTAGACTTACTTCTTCTGGCCGCCAAAAGTATCCAAGCATAGTTTGATTAAGTTTATCAAACTCAGGGAATTTAAATACATCGTACCGTTGTACATTTTGTGCTTCACCAAAGAACATTGGCTGTTTAGTGAAATCGACTTTTTCTTTATTGAATACAGTTTTAGAAGTCATTTTATAATCCAGTTAATTTATATTACGCAACTCTCACAGTCTTCTTCGGATTGTTTTGTAATGTCGAGTTGGGGTTGAAATGAATTAGGCGTGCTTTCGGAAGCGACTTCTATTGGAGTTTCAGTTGCATCAACCTTGAAGTCGTATGTGTTTTGATAATAAGATGTTTTCCAACCTAGCTTGTATGTCATTAGCATATCTTGAATCATAGTACTCATTGGTACTTCGTTGTTTTCAAAGTGTGTAGGATTGTAACTCCAGTTACCACTAATAGCTTGGTCGAAGAATTTTTGCATTACAGCAACAATATTAATATAGCCTTCGTTATCAGGCATATCCCATAGTAGGGTATAGTAATTTTTTAAAGTTTGATATTGTGGAACAATTTGCTTAAGAGGCCCTTTTTTTGATTTCTTAACAGACAAGTATCCTCTAGGCGGTTCGATTCCGTTTGTGGCATTTGACACAATGCTACTGCTCTCTGATGGCATTTGTGCAGACAACGTTGAGTGCCGTAGGCCGTGTTTTCTAATATCTTTGCGTAAAGTATCCCAATCATATTTTAATGTTATATTGCATACTGCGTCTAAATCTTTCTTATAATGATCAATGGGCAATAGTCCTTGTGAATATTTAGTACGATTGAAGTACTCACATTTTCCTTTTTCAACAGCAAGGTTGTTAGAAGCTACTAATAGATAGTATTGAAATGCTTCTGTTAGTTCGTGTACTTTTGTTAATGCTTTTTTGTCATTATACTTAACTTGATTCTTTGCTAGATAGTGTGCTAAACCAATATATCCAATACCTAAAGATCTACGTGCTTTTGTGCTTATTTTAGCCGCTTTTACAGGATACCGTTGGTAATCTATAATTTCATCTAATGATCTAACTGCTAGTTCACATAGGTTTTCTAATTCTTCTAGTTGATTAATTTTACCAACATTAATAGCAGAAAGAATACATAATGCAATCTCACCCTCTTCGTCGTCAATGTGTTGTAACGGTTTAGTTGGTAGTGTAATTTCTTGACATAAGTTACTCATATAAACAGTATCAGTAAAAGAACTATGCGTATTACAATGGTCAACATTCATTATATAAATGCGGCCAGTTTCTGCTCTTTCTTTGATTACAGATGAAAAAAGATCCATTGCAGGAATTTTCTTTTTTCTAAGTGAAGTTTTACGTTCATACTTTTCATAAAGTTCTTGGAATAAATCTTGGTCAGTAAAAAATGCTTCATATAAATCTGGCACATCATGTGGTGAGAATAGAGTAATATCTTCATTTTTTAATAATCGTTCGTACATCAATTTATTCATTTGAATTGAATAATCTAATTTACGGACACGATTATCTTCAGTACCCTTGTTATTTTTTAATACAAGAATATCTTCAATTTCTAAATGCCATAAAGGGAAGTGCGTTGTTGCACTACCACCACGTACTCCGTTTTGAGTACAGCATCTTACAGTTGCTTCGAACTTCTTAAGAAACGGAATCACACCTGTGTGAGCAACTTCACCACCTCTAATTTTAGAATTAATAGCTCTTACTCTACCCGCATTGATTCCGATGCCGGCCCTTTGGGCAGTATATCTACCAATCGACATATCACTAGCAAAAATACTATCAAGGGTATCGTCACTATCAACAAGAACACACGAAGCAAATTGCCTAACAGGGGTACGCACCCCGGCCATGACTGGCGTTGGGATATTGATTTTAAAAAGTGAGGTCGCATCATAATATCTCCTTACATAAGCTAAACGATTTCTTTCTGGATACTCAGCAAATAATGTTGCCGCTATCATCATATACATAAATTGTGGAGACTCAAAAATTTCTCCAGTGCTTCGATCTTGACAAAGGTATTTGTCTACAATTTGTCTTAGACCTGCATAGGTAAAATTTTCGTCTCTCTGATGTTTAATAAATTTGTCAAGAGTTTTAATCTCGTCAGAAGAATACTTTTCTAAAATAGCTTTATCATATACTCCACGTTTAATATTTTTATCAATCATTTCTTGTAAAGTAATTGGTTTGAAATGACCAAACGCTTCTTTGTATATTGGATAAAGTAATAATCTTGCCGCGGCAAATTGATAATTAGGAATATCTAAAGTAATTAAATCATTTGCTGACCTAATTAAAATTTCTTGTATTTCGTTTGTTGACATTCCATCATAAAATTGAATATTTGCATTCATTTCAATTTGTGATGCACTTACATTTGCTAGTCCTTCACATGCCTCTTCGACTACGAAGTGTATTTTATTTACATTAAGTGGTACTAATTTTCCATCTCGTTTTTGAATCTTTATTCCTACGCCGTTTGACATGTGCTTTAATTTTCCTTTGCTTTAGTTCTTGTTAATTTAGTAAATGATATTGTATTTATTGTAACCGTGGCATCTTGTAAATTCGTTGTGGTATAATTGTTGTGGGCAATTCATTTTTTTGAATAACTCCATCATAATTATAGCACAAAACTTTAGCCTCAATGTGCAAAGGGTATAATAATTCTTCATTTACCTTGTCTATACTGATATGTATCTCAAACTTGGAATCTTTAAACCTGTCGGTTAACTGTAGAGTGTAACAGGTTCCTAAGGTTAACATAAAATCACAATACTTATTATGATCTAATAACTCCCATGGAGTAGGCCAAATAGCTTGATTCCATGGATCTGTACTTAATTTACACCTCTTTTTGGTATTATAATAATCAATAACGTCTTCGAAGGGTTTAATACTCTTTTCTAGTTTAGAACGAAAATCGTTCCAACGCTTTAATTTAATCTCGAATAATTCGTCTAGCATTAACTATGACTTATACTTTACCTTAAATATTATGTTACCTGTATCAGCTGTAGTAGAGTTTAACATCTCTACTATGGTTGTGTCAACTATTGTGTCGCCATTTTCATCAGTAAGACTTGCTCTAAATTCTATGTTATTTTCAAAAGTTGAACCACCCAAGTAACTATGATCATCTGTTAGTGTTGCTGTTCCAGTTGAACGGTTAATTAAAATTTCCAAAGTGCCTTGTCTTACAGCATTTACGGCTGAAGATCTATATATGTAATCAATATAGATTGTTCGATCAGCTTCGGCTGGTGCTCTTAATACTCTAGTGTATGAGTTATATTGAACAACTGGAATATTATATGAGTATTCCATATCGTAAATAGCAGGCCCTTCAACTTCTGGTACATAAGGAAATCCAGAAATTAATGATTGGTCATATGTTAAACGTCTAGTTCTGTCAAAGTAATCATTTGTTGAAATATTAGTATATGCTGTACCAAAGGAATATTTAATAATTGAATGTGAAGCATTTCCTTCTGTACCGCCATTATTTCCTACACCAATAAAAGTGTTATGTGTGCTTCTATTATTATTACCTATATGAATCCAAATACCTTGTTTATCAATGTCTTGGAATTTACAATTACTAATATTGTTATTAATTGGACCTGTTAGCATACCTGCGGCATTAATAACAGTACCGTCACCAAACACAATACCATATCCTAATGTTTCAAAAACACATTTGTCCCATAAGTTATTTTCAATATCATATTTAGATTCAATACCTCTAGCAAAGCCTTTGATAGAGATATTTTTAAAAGTATTTCTAATTGAATTAACAGAAGTACTTAATGCTCCCATGTAAATACCAACTTGGTTAACAAGATGTCCTGTTCCACTAGTCCAAGGACCATTAATAATAATATCTTCAAACGTACTTTCTCTACAACTTTGTATTTTTAAGCCAACATTATTACTTGTAGTCTTTATAGTCATGCCCTTAATTGTAACGTGTCTTGCTTGGTTTAATGTTGTACTTGTAGCATCTAATGCCGGTGATCCCGGAGTACTGCCACTATTTACAGTTTCGAATATAGGTTGATCTACTGTTTGTGTAATAATAACTTTATCGCTACCAGCACCTACTATAGTTGCATGTGGAGGTACTTTTAGCGAAGCTGAAATTGTATAATCACCTGCTGGAATTGTTAACGCAACTCTACTTGCTGTACTACCTTTAGTAGCAGTATTAATATATAATTGATCAATTGCCTGTTGTAATTTTACTGTTTGATCTGTTGCGTCACCTAACGCACCAAAACTCTTAACACTAACAGCTTCATCTAATCTGTCTTGTAATGTTCTAGTAACAGGAAGTGTTGGTGTTTCTCCTGTCTGCATAGTTGCAGTTGGTTTTTGATACTGATACTGATCAGCAAATGTAAAAAGATTGTCATGTTGTGTTAATATTTTACTATTACCAACTGACGGAGATCCTTCAGATACTGAGCCATTACCTATGTAAAGTTCACGAGTATCTACGGCCCAACCTAGTTCTCCACCTGCTAATTGCGGAATCCCAGAGCCTACGTTCTTTTGACCTCTTCTAATTTGTATACGACTGATCTGGACTATTGCCACGTTTCAACTCCTTGTTTTATATATTTATGCGAAACGGTCATAGTACTGGTACACCCTATCCCACCATTTATTCTCCCATGACTTAAAGGTGTCAGGAAAAATGTCAAATTGCTGGTATGTAAGGTCTCTACAGCATACAAAAACGTGGCCTTCGCTAATATTAGTACCGTAAATTTCATTATGTGCTAGAGCATAGGCTACTAACTGCATTTTATAGTCATCAACCCATTCTTCTTTTTTAGGCCCATTTGATTGCTTGAAGTCCATGATGCATTCTTGACCTTTAAAGACGCCTACAAGGTCTGTAGTTCCTGCATATATCTTAGGGTGGTATAACTGTACTTCACTACCCCATATTTCGTCTACGTTTGAAAGAGCTTGTTCTTTAATCACGCTAGCCATCTTATTTGCTTGTAGGCTATACGGATTAGAGCCGGCCTTAGGCCATTCATCTGTTTCAACATAGTCCTCTAAAAACTTATGCATACGAGTACCTACACTAGCGGCTTCATTAACAATTTCTTGAGCTTTAACTTCTCCTACCCGTTTACGCCAAGCAATAAGTTGGGTTTTATCTTTAGTCTTATCTAAAATTGTTGTAACACTTGCTACAGAATTACCATCTGGACAATCATATAATCGTTTACCGTCTACAGATTTTTTATCAATAGTAGTATAGTTAAATTTGTTTGATATCAAATGTTTTCTCCGTTGGTTTTAAATAATCAAAGGCAAAGTTAATTACAAAACATCTTCGTGGTTGATTGCCTGGGTACGTGCCATGGTATACTCTACCATCCATAATAACAGTTTTGCCTGGATAAGAATGAAAGTGCGATACAACTTGTGTTCCGTCAGGATGTGACATTAGTGTAAACAGAGCTCCATCAGTTGGTTGTATTTTATCTCGTGGATTATCAAAGTACATTATCATATTAAGTAATTGAGGTTTCTGTGTATGATTATGTATTGATTGGTATCCACCATGTCCATATTCAATAGCCCAAGATTGGTCTACTCTAAGATTAGTAATAGGCATATATTTTTTAATTTTTTCTTCTAGCCATTTAATTAATGTGCTTGATATTTCTTTTGCATCAATAGTAAATTGTGTACGATCTGGATAAGGTGACCGTTGTGTAAACCGAGTTGTAAAAACATCTTTGTAGCTTTCCCATAATGGATATTCTGTTTCAATAATAAATTGATTGTTAGCACTATAAAAGTTATCGGTCATATTTTTTCATCCGGAGCCAAATATTCAAAATCAAAGTCAATAACAACTGTTCGTCTTGATCCTTTTACAGGATAAACTCCATGGAATACTTTGCCGTCTATTATAATACATTGGCCACGTTTCGATACATAATTTCTAACAATTTGAGATCCGTTAGGTTCAGGCATAATTGTATAAAGCATACCATAACTTGCTTTATCTTTTTCTTTTCCATCAAGATCGGGTTGATCATCAAGGTGAAATATACATGTGATTGCCTGATCACCATGACTATGTAAGCCTTGGTACCCGCCTTCATTATAATCAATACACCAAGACATATTAATTTTTAAGTTTTTAATAGGAATCATTTGCCCACGACATTTAGCTTCAACCCACTTAGCAAGTCCTATTACTTTATCTGATACGTCCCATTGATTACCCCATTTGCGAGATTGTTCTGTTATTTCGGCTGTTACATCAAATTGATAGCCGTTAATAGTAAATTTGCCTTCGCTGTCATCAGGCCCTTTGTTATTAAATAACACTTCAAGTTCTTCGATAAAAGGACAATGTGTTTCTATAATAAATTGATCCATAGACCTACTAAATTTATCACTCAATGGTGAATTCTCTATTAATTTTTCAATTCCTTTAGGAATACTCATCATTAACTCCTGCTATATAGTTTAATGTAAAAACTATTCTATTATTACCATCATCTGTATACTCTGCACTAGTATTAGGTTGTGTTTTATGATTAAGCCATCCTGGAAATAATAATACATCGTTAGTTTGTACAGGAATTTCTTGCCAGTAGTCGTGTATTGTTGGAGGATGAATAGCATCATTCATTAACTTACTTTCGCTAGATAGTCTAGAATATGCTGTCCATCTTTCTCTTAATAATGATTCAGCTAAAAAATTGCCACCATTTGTAGGTTGTTTAACATAACATGCTACAACAACAGAAGTACTACCATGCTCATGTGGTTTAGTCCAGCCTCCTGGTTTATGTTCATTTGCCCAACTCATTGATATAAAAGTAAAGTTATACCAAACAGCCCATTCTTTTAAACAAGTTTCTATTTTAGGTTGAAGCCAATCTAAGAAAGGTGACAGCGATTCCCATTTATGTGGATCGCCTTTACCACCAGCTGTAGTAATACCTCCATCTGCTTCTGAAACTCCGGTACGAGTACCATATTTAAAAATATGGGCTTCAAAGGCTTTAACATCAAATCCTGGTTCGTAATTATATTTCCATATGAGATTAGGATAGGTCTTTAATTCATTCATAACAGTAGTATATACTACTTTTTTAACGAAGTCAAGTAATTACTGGGCGTTAGCAGTGGCACGTTTTGCCATATCGCCTACTACATCAGCATTGGAGTCAGCTTGGGGAATTTGAGCATCGGAAGGTGCTTCAACATTAGTGTTTAATGTAATACCTTTATCATCAAAGTTTTTGACATAGTTTTGTATTTCTGGATTGGCATCGTAAACAGCTTTGAATCCATTATAATCAAAATGTGTTTGATCAAGGTTAGTCATAATTTTATTGATAGCGTCGAAAGAAAGATAGGCAGGCTGATCTTTATTATCAGCACCGCCTATCATATTCCTAAAAATTGAGATTAATTCTGTTTTAAAATTTGTCTCTAAGACTTTTTTTTTGAAGCGTCTCCGCTTAAAATGTTGCCTAGTCTACGTGATCGTTCAACTGATTCGCGTTTTGCTCTATCAGCCGTTTCTTCTCCGCCTGTAGCAGGAGCACTTGCACCAAATTCATCGTCTACTGGAGCTTCAGCATCTATGTCACCGTCCATATCGTCCGTTGGTTCCATCTCTGGTTCGCCTTCAATATCTGTAGGCTCTTCGCCACCCGGCATTACTTCTGGGCCACCTTCGCCTGTTATAATGGCTACGCCACCTGTTAGTGCTTCACGTGTAGTTTCAAATACTGTATATAAATTCTCAAGTGCTGGTTTTACAGTTTGAATGAATTGTTCGCTCATTTCACTGCCTAGTTCGTCACGAATAGAATCGCCTAGTTCTAGCATTGATTCAGTTTGCATTTCTGCTGTGTCTTCCATCCAGCCTGTAACTCTATCAACCATGTCCTTTGCGGCCATAACTAATTGAGCTGATTCTTCAGCGCCTTCTTTAACTGGTTCTTTTTTCTGTGCTTGAAATTCTTTTGACATTTTAGTATATTCGTTACCTTTAAGTTCTCTTATGCTTTTGCCTTTTTTGTCTTTAAGCCATTTCGTAAAACCTGTTTCTGGGTCTTGGTCAGCTTCAGTAACCCATTCGTCACGTTCGTCAATTTCTTTGTTGATAGTGTCTAAGAACAATTTGCCCTTTTGATAGGCATCACTGTTATGTACAGTTTCGAAACTTTCATTAGTTTCAACATCTGCTAGTTGAGTTCTTAGTCTATTTCGTGCGTCTTCCAACTGGGAAAGTGTGAAGGCTTCCAATCGGAGCCTTTGCCCGAAGTTTTTACCTAGACTTTCGTTCAACGCATTTGCTGTTAATGGTTTCGATAGTTCATTTATTTTCATATCAGTATGTTCCCATCCTAAGTGTTATAGTTATTTATCATCAATCGTCAAAGATATGCTCGTCCAATTGGCTAGTATAATGCCAAGTATTGTCTTTTGCAATGTCAAATCTTACTAATGCTGACTCTATTCTAAACTCATCATTAGTAGCTTCTATGGTATTTTTAGCAAAAATGCTATCCATATAGTGTTTTCCTAGCTTCTGATCTAATGCTAGTATTTCTTCCAGTGTATTTTCACGGTTTTTAGCTATAGCAGTTGCATACGCAATAGCACCTCTTTTACTAACAGTTTCAGCTATCCGCTTACTTCTTTTCACATCAAATACTAAAAAGCCTTTTTTAGTTTCTCTAATAACAACATTTTTAATTCTTACACTTTTGCCTTTAGCATAAGGAAAATATATATCTTGAAGACCATGCTCCATAATATCGTTAAGTTCTTGTTCAAGTTTATTTGAGTTCATTAGCAACTACCAACACCATATTCTTATTGCGTACTCTACTTACTAATGCTTTGCGTATAAGTGACTCAATAATGAATTGTTCTCGTTCGTGGAAACTATGTAAGGGCAATGGATAATCAAGTTTATTTAAAAGTTCTTTTTCTTCATTGCTCACCGCAATAGTGAATTTGCTTATTAATTCGTTTATCTTCATTACGAAGCCTTCATACCTGGAGCATCAGGTACAGAACCTTTACCAGCTACTGCATCTGCTTTTGCTTTTATAATTGGATCTAATTCTTTTTTAGTGTATATGAATGCTGTTGGCTCACCAGGTTTAGGCTTTGGATTAGCTACTGTAACTTGGTCACCTTTAACGTCTTGAATACTAAATTCTTGTTCTTTTCCACCCATCGAGGGCATTGATAGTGAAGCACCTTTTTTAAGGACTGCTCCAGCTACTTTTTGTTGTGCTTTTTTTATTATACCAGCAGTACCTTTGGCAATTTTTTGTCCTATGCCTTTTCCTGCTTTGGCACCTAAGTCTGCGGCTTTCCCTGCAACTTGTCCGGCACCTTTTGCTACGGCTGAACCCATCTTTGCTCCTACACGACCAACGGCCGCTATAGCAGGAACAATTTCTACTATTTGTTCTTCTTCAACCTTATTTTTAAATTCGAAAGCTCTCATACTGCTATTTAATCCTTTTTGACTTAACTTTTTTAGGTTTGAATGCCTTAGTTGCTGTCTTAGATACATTTCGCTTAGGTATTTTTCTACTTGTCGTTGCTTTCTTTCTTCTAGTAACAGCTTTATCGTATCTTTTTTGTGATAATGGTTTATTAGCTTTTGCAATACGTTTTGAAGTTGCACCAGCTCTTTTACGTCTATTAATTGATTGTTGGGTAGTTGCTCCTTTTGAACGTCTTACTTTCTTTAGTGTGTTCATGCTTTTTACATTTTTAGCCGCATTACAAGTATCCGCTTTAGCAACAATACGTCCTTTTCTAGCACCTGACGTACATCTAAATTTCCTAACAACTTTACCTTTATTTCGTCCCCAGATAGCTACAACACCTTCTGTTAATACTTCTGGAACTATGTCAGATACACGCATGGTTACTTCTTCCTCGTTGACTTAACACGTTTAGGCTTGAATGGCTTCATACCTCTTTTTGGTGCTTTAGTAGTAGACCTAGAAGCTTTGTTCAGTGCTTGTACTCTAATTGAAGCTGGGTTTGTACGCATTGTCTTATTTCTCTTACGCATCATTTTTGCTCCAAGTTTAGCTCTAGTACGTTTCATTCGTATTTTTGCTTTAACATTGGGAGCGGCAAAACATTGGGATATTTTAGCCACAATTCTACCTTTGCGACGACCAGCAGTACAGCGGAACTTTCGAACTACTTCTTTGCCTCGTCTACCCCAGATTTGCTTCTCGTCAAGCGATTGAGTTATCTCACGTAGCAACATACGTGTATTTATGTGTTTAGTAAAAGGATTAGTTAAAATTCATTAGGATGACAACTAGTGTGGAAAGTAAGCCTGCAATTATTGTGCCTGTAGCACCAACTATTACTTTCATCATCGACTTGTTACCATGTAGTATATCGGTATGGATATGTTCGACCTTAGTTTCAATTAATGTTAATCGACGTTCTAAGGTTTCATAGCGTTCGTGACATAGCGCCACGTGGGCTTCTAGATTATCTGCTTCAATGTCTTGTTGAGTGCGTTTCTGTTGCACCATTATATCTCTCCATTCCGTTAATTATCGTGGAAGGGGCCTATTTTTAATTGCCTTATATTATAATGTATGCCTGGTGAAACGCAAAGAATCTAACAACTTAACTTTTCACAATAGTATTTATACTTGTGGTCCATCAGTATTATCTACTAACTTAAATACTATATTTTGTGCCTGTACATCTGTTGTTCTAAATGCGTCATTATTATTTAGTATAGTTTCTGATAATCCTTTAATAACGGGGACTAAATCAAAGTCAACCTTTAAGGTGTCTTCACTTAGTGCATAATCACGTTCAATACTTAAACGAAATGTCCAAACATTATGCTGACCTTTATGCTTAGTACCAAACCCTAAATCATCAACCTTACATTTCTCTACTGCTGGCCAGGTCCCGAACTCTGGATTAACTCGCATACTTAATACTTGGAAAAATGTATTCCAATTTGCTTGTTGATTAATCAGCATCCGATCCTTACTTTTAAATTTAGTTTGACCAGTTTGTGTTATATCAATTAATGTTTTGATTTCAAATGATTGCATGACTTGTATACTTAGCGGTCACAAAAAAAGGGTCCAGTAAAACCTGAACCCTTTTCTGTACTGTTTTAATAGTAAAGTGTAATTAAATTACGCAGATACTATAAATTGTCCACCAGCAGTTGCAGTTGCACCTGAGGCATCATAATTTCCAGATCCTACTGCTGTACCTAAGTTACGTACTGCTACTTGTAGTGCCGCCGCGTCCCATTGTGAATCGTCAACTACTACGTTAACTAATCCAGCTGTTCCTTCGCTGTTCATTGCGATTGGGTTAATTGCTTGTGCTAATGCTTCTAAGGCTTTACCAATTCCACCTTCAGCGGCTAATGATGCGCCACCGTCGATTACGTAAAAACCTAAGTTTGCTGTTGAATATAAGGTCTCGTGTGCGTGACCTAATCCGTTTGTTCTTGCTACTCCAGCCATTTTATTTCTCCTATTTTCTCTAATGACCCTGACATACTTTCTCTTGTATGTTAGTTAATAGTATTTAGTCGATTGGGGGAATTTTGGTTACTTTTTGCTCTGTAATGCTCGTTTTTGGAGTGCTTTAAGCATTGTGATGTATCCTGGGCCAGCTTTTACAATATCATCCAGTAATTTAATAGCCGGAAAGTAAGAAGCAATAAAAGGAGACGGAACACTTTTGCCTGCCTTTGCCATGTCTAAAAACTTTTTAGTACCTACTAAGTTACGTGGACCTACAATGTATCTATAAAACATTAAGTCTTTATTTGATGTAGGTGTTTGGTCAGGAATACTAATTGTAGGTTCGTGATCCTTAACCATCGAAGTTTCTAAGTCTCTGTTAGTTGATAGTTCTTCTAAGTATGAAATTAAATCACTATTTCTTAATTTTGCTCTAGCGGCAAATAATAGTTTTGTTGTTACTGACTTTTTGTCACGTATACTAGCAGTACCGTAATTAACAAGGTACCGTCTAATTGATTTATACTCGGAGTTTATGCGTAACATATTTTCTATACGCATAAACAATTCTGAATTAGTACCAACAGTACCACCGGAAGCTATTTTATGAAGGTATCCATTTAATGCTAAGAGTGGAAATGATATACGTTTTCTCAAAGCCAATGCGGCCGCTGGATCTTTTAATTTATTAACTGCTTCTTCTGGTCCAGCTACAAAATATATTAAGTTATATAAATCAGTTCCATGCATACGAAAGTGCTTATAGTTTTGATTGTCTACAGTCTTTTTCGCATACCCATTAGCAATACCTTTAGAAGAACCTGGGTATTGCCTTAGTAACTCAAGAATCAATAGCGATAAGTATAGCCTTTCACCACAGTCAGTATATGATAACTTCTTTTGGTCAGTACTATTGCGAGTCATTCTCGCTTCATATATCTCGTCTAAGAATTTGAGTTCCATATCGCCTACTTCATATACTTGTCAGCAAAGATATTAATCATCTCTTTTGGATCTTTAACTGCAAGAAATTGTTCTAATCCAGCTGATTTTTGAATGTCTTTAGTAAACTCAAAACGTATAGCTGGCTTAACTCTATCAGTAGTTGCCATCATACGTAATGTTTTAGCTTGTGCTACATCAACTTTCATTTTTTTACCATCATCAGTTGTAACGGTATTCAACGGCTTTGGATTAGATTGTGAATCTAATATTTTGCCTAATTGGTTAAACATCATATCTTGTTTAAATCCTGGATCGTCGTTATCGTCAACGTCTGCTGGATCAATACCTCTACGCATAAAGTCGGTATCTGTAAAGTCACTTGCTCTCATATTAGTCCCCTCTCGTTTTACTGCTCTGTTAGCCGCACTAAAGCCTGCACGATTAACTAGTTTTATATCTCCTTTTGGATTAGCTAATACATAACCTTCTCCTCCAGGCTTACCACCTATTGATGCTTTAACATCAGCAGGTTGATTTTCTAATTGATTAATGATATCATCTTTAACTCTCATGATACCGTTTACTGTTTGCCATAATGCATTAAAAGCCTTAATATTTGTTTTTACATATTCAATAATTTTTGCTTGTTTATTTTTACTTACTTTGCTACCTGATAGCCATTGTACAAAGTCTTTACCTAGTTTATCTAATCCTGTATCAACTTTACTATTAGTATATGTATAAAGTATTTGAGAGAAGTCACTAACCTTCATTGCGGCTAATGTTTCTTTGTTTAATAAACTGTCAATCTCGTTAGCATTGTTACTTACAATTCCACTTACTTCTTTAATGCTACTCATGTCTACGTTTGGAGCATCAACTACAGTCACTGGTGGTAATACTAATACTTCTTTACCTTCAAATAGAGGTGTTTGACCTAAAGGACCTTCGTTACCGTTTTGATCTACAACTCTATGAATAACTACACCAGTTTTACTTCTTGCTATTTGTTTACCTATGTCACTATCTTTTTGTACTGTATATGTTACTGTATTAGGTTTAAAGGACAGCGTTTCACCTATTGTATCAGGAGTATTAAAGTATAACATGTCTCCTTTGAAATAGCCTTTGTGTTTTTTAGGTACAGCTTTTTCAAATTCGTCAAATACATCTTTCATATTGCCTGCAAATGCTTTATAACTGTCTGACTTCTCGCCACCTTTACCTCTACCAAGTAACATGGCCTGTAAGTCATCGCCACTTTGTGACTTACCATCATATCCTTTTGCACTAAAGCCTGACTTGTCTGTAAAGACAAACTTGCCATCTGCATCACGACCAAATATTACAGCAGGTGATCCATCCCATTTGATTGTTACATCTTTGTGTCCACCTTTGGCCATGTTAGCTAAAGATTGCAAAGCACGTTTGGCTCCAGCACTTCCTTCCCAGAAGATGATATCTTCTGCATGTTGGATACGTGCTTCCATTTCTTTTACAATTTGTTTAAATTCAAAAAATCTCATTATGGTAGCTCTAGTCCATCTTTTTCAAACCAGTCTTTGGCATCTTTAACTAAGTTTTCGTAATTAGGGTCTGCTTTAATTTTAGCATTAATTGATTCTACACTTTGTAAGTCTTGCGGAGTTGCAGTTGGACCCATTAAAGTCTTTGCAATAAACTTTGGATCCTTTGCACCTTCCAAAGGTTCGTTGCTTATTCTATCAACTAATCCATTTGAGGGGCTCCACTTATATCCTAGTGCTTTTGCTAACGAGGCAATCATAATCATACGGTGTTGGCCTTTAAAGTTACTTTTTGCGTCCATGCCACCTAAAGCAAATTTCATAAACTTCTGATCACCAAACATTAAATCTGTTTGTACAAATCCGTTTTTCTCATTACCTCTAATAGGTGTTTTAAAATGTACTGAAATACCAGACTTTCGAATCCATTGTTTAGGCTCGTCATCAGGATGATTTTTAACTACCCATGCTTGTAATTTTCCTACTAGATCGTCTTTACTAACTTTATCTTTCTCAATAGCAACATCTAAATCACCACTAGTGTCTTTAACACCAGTACTGCCAAGCATATGGCCTTTATGATCTAATCCAGTGATCTTTTCAAGCCAACCTAATGTAGGCTTTACATCTGCTTTATTAATACGGATTGTAGCTGGTTCGCCCTCAGCATTTTTGAATATGTTACCGCCTTCATTGAGAATCATTTGTTTTCCTTGCTTCAACTATTTTATCAACGCCACGTTTAAATTTACGAGGATCACCACTTCTAATACTGTTTATAAAACGTCTTTCTAATTCTGCGGCTGTATCTGCGTCATAACTATCAGTTATTCTGTTTAATAAATTAATCGAACTTTCAATTAAGTTATTCCCTGTTGACTGTATTAATGCTTCGTTATCAGTCGTACGGTGAATACTGTTTAGTTCTTCGAGTATAGATCTAGTGGTTCTTTTCATGGTTTCGTTTCCTATACTGTATTTAGTTGCCTGTGTGTAAATACTTCGACGATAAGGTGCTGGCGCATGGAGATAAATACCTATATTATTACTATACCATAAACTAATAAAAATAAAGGAATATTAATGTTCAGTAAAAAATTAACGAAACCAATAGCTAATTTATCATTTGAACACCGTGCATTACTTTTTGCTGAACTAAGTGCTATTGCTTATTATGAAGGGGAAGATGCAACTCGAGAAGGTAAAAAGCTAGGCTTTACTACTATAGAATACTATAATATTAAAGGTGCAGAAGCATATCGTTTTATGAATAAGCATGATTTTGTAATTGCTTGTCGTGGAACACAACCTAAACAATGGAACGATATTAAAGCTGATGCAGAAGCATGGCCTGTTGTTTCAGAAACAGTCGGACGAGTTCATAAAGGATTTAAACATGAAGTTGATAAGTTGTGGCCTCAAATAGAAGAAGACTTAGAAAGAGAACAAGCAGAACGTAACGTTTGGTTTACTGGACATTCGTTAGGTGCAGGCATGGCAACTATATGTGCAAGTCGTTGTAAAGGCGAAAATAAATGTACGAATCCTAAAGAGTTACATACTTATGGAACTCCAAGGGTTGGTTGGCCTAGTTACATTAATCATATTCCGTTCAAACATTACCGTTGGAGAAACAATAATGATATTGTTACTCGTGTACCAATGCGTTGGATGGGTTATAAACATCACGGCACTTGTCATTACTTTAACCATTTTGGTAACCTTAGAAACTATACACCTTGGCAAATAGCTAAGGATCGTTGGCGTGGATTTTTTGTTAGTATATTAAAAGGTAAGTTTGATCCTATTTCTGATCATAATATTAATGAATATATTAAACACTTAAACAATTTAGCAAATAGTAGTAAAGAAGTTCCGCAACCATCTGCTATGAAAAGTTTAGATCCAATTACATTAATGCGTTAATACAATGAAGAATAACTGGTTTGATATAGACTATGTCAAAACATCAACACCAACGTTATATGCATTTGGGTGTAGTTATACTTACGGTCAAGGATTAGAAGATTGTAACGGTAAGCCATCTAAATCAAGTTATGCCTCAATATTAGGCCGTCATGCTAATCGAACTGTAAGGAACTTATCTTTTCCTGGTTCTAGTAACAAAGAAATATTATATACTCTCAAATTAGTTCAAGAACACTTTAAGCCAAATGATTTAATTATCTTCCAATGGACTTATATAAATCGTTCAATGATGATTTCAAAAGATGGGGATCTGGATCGATGGGGGGTTGACTTTGATCCTGAACGTAGAACTGATAGACTAGGTGCTTGGATAAAATCTAAAAAAGCAAAAGGGTATTATCAAACAGTTTGGAGCCCCGATGACGATCCTCATACAACTTCCTGGTATATAAATTATGCTGAATTGTCTTTAAGAAAGCAAGGAATTAAAAGCATATTACATTTTCAACCGCCTGGGCTAGATAATCTAGAAGCAAAATTAATATCAGATTTACTTGAACCTGATATAGAATATTGCAAGTATAATATAGTAGATTATTATATTGATAAAGCACAAGACGGGCAACACCCTGGACTTAACTCACAATGTGAGTTTGCATCTGCTCTAATCAAAGATTATCGTAAGATGTTTAGTGTAACCCGTTAGGTATAATAACATAGTGTATTGACAATACAATTCCTACTGACACAATTAGTCCTAACATCATTTTTAAGAAGTCACGGCCTATTATAGGAAACACATACTTAAACTTATAGTTTTCCATAAGTGTTGATATTGCAAGTTCTCTTCCACATAACAATCCAACAAAGACCCAAGTAGTACTCATAGGAATATCATTATACTCTCTAAAGAACATTAATATAAATGCATATACTACATTAATTAATGTTGCTGAACGCACATACCTAGTGCCAGTCTTTTCTAAAACAACGTGTTGAATCTTTCCTCCACGTTCATAAAACGTGTATCCTAAGAATACTATAAACACAACAGATACAAAAAGCATCCATTCAACGGATAATACTCTAGGAAGGAATACAGCAATATTGGCCATGTCGTGTGATAACCAAGTGTACCATAAGAATGCTGTAGTGATCCAACTACCAACACGCCAATAAACTTTATGTGTTTCAGGTACCTTATCTGCTTTCTCATCTATAACACGTTCAACTACCATCCAAATAGCATAAGCAACTATTGCCGCTAAGGCATATCCTATAATAGATTTAACTAACATCTTTTCTAATACAAATGTACTAGCAAATGCAGACAGGACTAAGAAACTTGTTGATACAGGTACGCCAACTCGTGTTAGTAATAGAAGTACAAGTGGAGCAGTTGCATGGTACCATTGTACTTCTTGGAAAGGTATTTTGTTTAGTCTACCAAATGATATGTCGCCCCCGTTAATATACCACCCATACCATAATGTAAATATTAAAACTGCTGATGCTGATAGCCAAAGTGTTTGCCAATTAAATGATGGCTCTGTGTTACCTGGATGATCTGAGTTAGATGCTATCCAAGGACCTAATGTTTGTACACTATCATTAGCAACAACCGAGTATGCCGCAAGAATAAATCCTACGATCATATAAGTTAATTCCATATTTTATTCCTTATTCTCCTCTTTTGGTTTTTGTTTCTTATTACTATAGCCATCTTTAGCCCAACCATTTCCTTTGAGTTGAAAAGATGGTGCATCTATATCTCTTTCCATAACACCTGTACAACCTCCTTGTTCACAAGGAAACTTCTTATCTCGTTTGTCAACATCTATTATAATTTCATCTGAATAACCACACATATTACATCTGTAAGTATAAATCGGCATTATTTTATTTCCGTAAAGTCTGGTGGGAAAAATATACCATGCCTCAAATCCATTTGATTCAATGTAATCTTCCCATCTTTTTTTAATATTTTAAACTTGGGTTCATCATCGGGCATTAATGCCATCAAATCAAATATTGTAATATCTTCTCCATTTATTTCTAAAATAATGTCTCCCTTATGAATACTCCATCTTCTAAAGGCACTCAACTTTCTAACATTTGTTATTATAAAATCACCATTAGTATTTTCCAGTACTGTAATTTTTAAATTACTTAAATACATTGGTGTGAAATTATTTATATTCTTATTCGGCCAAGCATGTGCATTAGATGTTAATAACAGTATAATAATTAAATATTTCATTCTCTAGTCACCTGTGTAAAGTTTTTAACTTTTTCTACTATCAACTTATCTGGAAACTTATCGTCTAATATATCCCCTGTATGATTTAATAGCTGTATTATATCACATTCTATCTATTATGTCAACCTTTTTGACACTTTATATAAATACCCATATAATCAATACAGACACTGGAAAAGACTAGGGTATTGCTATTCCTTAAGCATATTTTTTAACAATTTATACTTAAGGTAAAAATGGCATACAAAGTAAAACGACTAATTTGCAGAATGCGAATGTGGTATGCTGAAGTTCGAGGACATAAAGGTAAAAGATGGAACTACGAACCTTCAGAACACTACATGGGCAGATCCAGATCCAAGAAACATTAATTTAAACCACTTTTAGTACGGTTTTCGCTTGACCTATGTAAATACTTGTGTTACTATAATCATAGTACACCATATTAGCGGCAGATAGAGGAAGACCAATGAAAAGCAGGACCTAGATAACCGCACTAGACTTACTCACATTTATTGATAGATTACCAATTACGGTAATGCATAAAAGATAAGAGTGGTTTAGGGCCTAACAACAATCGCGGCGTAGCCCGAATAAATGTTTTCAGATAGCGAGCCCCCTGTAGAGAATCAATAGTACCTACAGGGGGTTAATCTTTTCTGCTATATAATAGTATGTTTAGAAAAATTTTAAATTGGTTTAGTAAATTTGGTGATTGGATGGCGCAAAGTGATAGAGAAATGCGTGAAGCCGGTTACATTGTTAGTTGGCCACCTATGGGATGCTCTTTTGGTGCTCCGTACGTTCATTATATAGGACCACCTAAAAAACCCCATATAAATAAACAAACTAATGATAGACCTAACACCATTTCAGGAGAAGATCCAAGAACTTAAAGATAACGGCAATTACCGTGTCTTTAACGATATTCTCCGTACCAGAGGACAATATCCTAACGCCATATGGTATGGCAAATATAATATTAAGGATATTGTAAATTGGTGTTCAAATGATTACCTAGGTATGGGACAACATCCAGTTGTTTTAGATGCCATGAAAACTGCCCTTAACCAGACAGGTGCGGGTGCAGGTGGCACACGAAATATTGCTGGAACATCTCATTATCATGTTGCATTAGAGCATGAGTTAGCTTCTCTGCATAGCAAAGAGTCAGCTCTGCTTTATACTTCAGCTTATGTTGCCAACGAATGGACATTGATTGCTCTTAAACGAATCATTCCCGACATTGAATTTGTAAGTGATAGTAAAAATCACGCTTCATTAATTGAAGGAATCAGAAACAGTGGTGCTAAGAAACATATTTTTAAGCACAATGATCTAGAGCAGTTAGAAAGTATACTGAAAGACGTCAAAGGAACACCTTGTGTTGTTTTTGAGTCTGTGTATAGCATGGATGGATATGTCAGTAAATTAGATGACATTCTCAACTTAGCTGAAAAATATAATGCCGTTACATATCTTGATGAAGTCCACGCCGTTGGCCTGTATGGTGAAACAGGTGCTGGTTGGTCAGCAAAGCAAGGATCACAGGACAGAGTTGATATATTAAATGGTACGTTAGGTAAAGCCTTTGGTGTACAGGGTGGATATATAGCAGGGAAGGCAGTTGTCTTAGACGCTATCCGTTCGGTCGCCTCAGGTTTTATTTTTACTACTTCTTTATCACCAGTCACTTGTGCTGGTGCTTTAGCAAGTGTAAAATATTTGCAGGACAACAATCAACTACGAGTACAACATCAGGAACGTGCTAGTCATTTAAAGGACCTATTAAGAGCGAATGGTTTACAAATTTTTGAAAATGAAACACATATAGTACCGGTCTTCGTAGGAGACGCAAAACGCTGTAAAGCAATGAGCGATGCCTTAATCAATGATTTTGGAATTTATTGTCAGGCTATTAACTATCCTACAGTAGAGGTAGGTACTGAACGTTTACGGTTTGCTCCAACTCCGCATCATACAGATGCTATGATGGACAATTTAGTAGATGCTTTAGTTAAAGTAGAGACAAAGTCACATAGAAAGGCTTTTCTCTAAAAGGAGTTGTATGAAGATTAATATAAAAAAGGCATTGTGGTTTAGTTTAGGTTGTGTCCTATTAGTAATTGCAATTATCGGTGTATATCTACCAGGGTTACCTTGGTCGACACCGGCAGTAGGTGCGGCTTTCTGTTTTGCACGAAGTTCGGATCGTATGCATAACTGGATTATGAACCACAAACTATTTGGACCCTTTTTAACTAACTGGGCTTCTAAAAGAGTATTCCCTACAAAAGCAAAGTATTTGATGTTGGTAACAATGGCATCAAGTTTATGTTTAATGTGGTTTACGACAGGAAACATAAAAGCAATTATGTGGACAGGTGGTGCAATGTTATGTTGTGCTATATGGGGTTGGAGATATCCAGGTTCCATAGAAGAACATAGTAGAAGAAAAGACGCAGGCGAAAAGATTGCTTGGTTAAAGTAATCACATCTTAATTACTAAGGCGATAAATACACTATACTATATATTGTGGATAGTATTATCGCCTTAATCACGAACAGCTACATTGGTGTAGCTTAATTCAAAATCTAAAAAATTTAGCGGTATTTCCACAGGAGTTTACAATGACAATTAAACGTCATGTAATGGCTGGACTTCTTATATTATTTTCAATCTTTTTAATGTCGCTAGTAACGAAAGCTACAGCTCATGAAGGCATTCATGAAGGCATGGCCGAACATGAACTAATGGAAGTTCCTAAAAAAGGAACGACTAATCAATTCTGGGGTGAATGGTTTGGTGAGAATCCCTTTATTAAAGAGCCATCATTGGAGTTTGTTCACGATTGGAAAGTAAATGAAGTTCCTAGAAGTATTACAATATATTATGATGTTAATAATGATGGATTTCCTGATGTAGTTTTTGCTCACCCTATAGTGGCTGAGAATCAAGCACCAGCATGTGGAACACACAGAGATGAAGAATCTAGACACTTAATGTTTACAACATGCAAAATCGAACCTGGACCTCACACTGACTATTTTGTCACCCACGAACATAGTATGTTTAGAATTCTAGACCAACATACGTGTTCAAATTGCCCATTAAAGTAAGTAGTTATAGTAGCAGTTTATTCTGTAAGGTGTATATCTCGTAGTGTCTGATAAATAAGTATATACAATATAATAAGTTTAATCGGGCACAACTCTACCAGGTTGAGAAATGCAGGAGCAAGAGGGCATGAAGAAGTTTTCAATACTTATTGTTACTGTCATGGTAACAATTTTTTTAATTAGTGCAACGGCACACGCCGATAATACAGTAACATCTACTGTTACTGGAACGACTACTGTAGATCGAACACCACCTACAGCTAGTGCACCAAACGTAATGATAAACAATCAAGATGTATGTTCTACAGGCACAAGCGCCGCTATACAAACCCAAATTTTTGGTATAGCTGGCGGTACAACCATTAGAGATTTAAACTGTGAAAGACTCAAGTTATCTAGATCATTGTATGGTATGGGCATGAAGGTTGCGGCAGTAAGTCTTTTATGCCAAGATGCAAGAGTATTTGAAGCTATGGAAATGGCAGGAACTCCTTGTCCTTATAAAGGCAAAATTGGAGTTGATGCGGCGAAGGCATGGGCAGAGAATCCAGAGAAGCGTCCCGATTATGAGAAATGGTTGAAGGAACATGAACTTGAAAACGTTGAAAAAGAATGGAACAACAATAAGAAGACTTGGGGCGTTGGCCTTGGTAGTCTTGCTATGTTGCTCTTCCTCTTATAGTCTAGCATACGATCAACAATATACAGTTGGCGGTACAGGCCCGCAAGGTGGCGTTGTGACTTCTGTATCTGTTGCTAGTGAAGTTACAGGAACTTCTACTTCACAAGTTGGCGATAACTTAGAAACTACTACAACAACAAATTTTACAGAAACAGTTATAGAAAACGTAACGTCTACGCAACAAGTAACACAAACAACTATTACTGTAACAGAAGAGGATGTATCTACAGGCGATGTTATTGTTAATTCTAATTTAAATGCAACCGGCGGCGATAGTACAGTAGTTTGTACTTATGGCGCAGGAGATGGTTTTTATAGAGATGGGCAAGGGTGTGGACGACATACTCACGTTTTTGACGACCTTCATATTAAAACAGAAGGGCAACACACATATACAACTGATACAGACAACTATTTTAACCAACAGTCTCTAAACTATGGCTTTAGTGCCACAGCTGATGCACAAGCTAAAGATTCTAGCCCAAGTAATACACAATTTACAATTACAGTAAAACTTTATGATCCAGACACAGGTGCTAACACACAAGAAAGTAATACTTGGACATTAACTAGTTCATATCAAACTTTTAGTACAACTTTAGATGTTGGAACTAATACATATGGTGCAAACTCACAGATAATAGCAACGTTCCTTGGAATAGATTCTAATTATGATGGGTCAGGCTGGGATACAGATGTACAAAACTTTAACCTTAGTATGACTTATGATGTACTAGAATCAGTAGTAGAAACAATTAATCAAACTATTGTAACTTCTGTACAATCTGCTATAGACACATTAGAAAGCCAAACACAATTAATTTATAATCCAATTATACAACCTGGTACAGATACAACTACAACTATTACACAACCAACTCAAGAGTCGTTTGAAGTAGAAATAGCTGATGACAGCGGCGGCGGTGTTAATTTAGAATTTACTGTTGAGATTGATGAAACAGCTAACGTGGCAAACGTTGAGATGGCTTCAACAAACTTAGAAACAGGTGTAGTTACAATTGATGAAGTTGCATCAATAAGTTTAGATTTTAGTGCTGACTCAGGTGGAACAACTGAAGTAGTTAATGTTGCAGAAGTTGAAGCATCAGTAGGCGGAGCAATTGAAAGTGCAGTTGCAGAAGCTACTACTGAAAGTTCAGCATCAGCAACAACTGAAACAACTGAAACAACTGAAGCTACAACAGAAGCTACTACTGAAACAGAAACAACTGAAACAGCAGAAGCTGAAACAGAAACAACTGAAACAGCATCAACAACTGAAACAGAAACAGAAGCAACAGAAGAAACATCAAGTAGCGAAACTAAAACTGCTGACTCTAAGTCAAAGTCTAAGTCTAAAACTAAAGTAGCTAAGAAAGAAATGACAAAGGAAGAAAAGATAAAAGAACAAGTTGATAAGGCTAAACAGAAGATAGCTAGAAAGATTTTAATGGCTATGGCTGATACTTATAATGCTATTAACGAAGCAACTAAGATAGCACTTATGGCTAGTTTGACAGATACAGAATCATTTAAAGCATATCAAAAGAAAAACAATGAAGACTTAGCTAATTGGTATAGTGATTTACAAGTATATGAAGACATGCCACAGTTAATAGATCCTGCGGCACAACTATATGAGTTAGCTTCAGATAAAATAATGAACGAAATGATAGACGAACAATATAAGAAATAAAGGAGGGCAAAATGGCAGAGATAGAGTATAAAGGAATTAAAGTAGGGGGCAGTAAGCTCTTAATAGTTATACCATTGATTGGTACTATTATGGGTGGCCTATGGGGAGGCTTCGAACTCTTTAATAGATATCAAATGATGGAAGCAAAGATTAACAAATATGTTGCTCCAGATCTTTCAGACTTTGATAAACGCATAGCATTAATTGAAGGAAAGCTAGTAGAAATACAAGAGTCAGTTATAACTGCTAGAGATTATACACGTGATATTAAAATAGATCTTAAAGAGGATCTAGATTATGTAACAAACCTAACTGAAGATTCAAACAAAGAAACAAAGTTATTAGATAGAGAGTTACGTGCTGATATCAATGCAAGTGTTAAAGATATTAAAGCTCAAATGAAAACAGTTCAAACAGAGATAGAAGAATCACTTGAGAAGACAGAAGAAAATATTAATAAGAAGATTGAGAAAGCATTAGAAAATCCATTAGCTGGTATGGCTACTTCAAAATAGTTTGCCCTGTACTTGCCCAGTCTGCCATAAAGCTATCTAATCCTTTTTTAGTTAATATGTGTTCATACATCTTATAGACAACGTCTGGCGGTATAGTTACTACTTGAGCACCTAGTACAGCCGCTAGTTCGACATGTTTTACACTTCTAACACTTGCTACTAACACTTCAGTTTTAAATCCTTGTACACAATACATTTTAACAATATCAGCAATAAGATTCATACCATCTTCCCCAATATCATCTAAGCGTCCGACAAAGGGTGAGATATAAGTTGCTCCAGCCTTTGCGGCTAACAAGGCTTGGGCTACACTAAAACATAATGTAACGTTTACTTCAATACCTAAATGTCTTAACGTCTTACAAGCAATTAAGCCATCAACTGTTAATGGAACTTTAACAACAACATTGTCTGCCAAACTTGCTAGATATTGCCCTTCTTGAACCATATGAGCATGATCTATTGCTGTTACTTCAGCACTAACAGGCCCATTCTGTATATTACAAATGCCCTTAATAGTTTTAGCCATATCATCGCCATTCTTATATATAAGCGAAGGATTAGTAGTTACTCCATCTACCATACCGGTAGGAATTAGTTCTAAAATTTTGTCTATATTAGCTGTATCAATAAAAAATTTCACTCATTACTCCTTAAGAAAATTCAGTTCGAATTGATCGGAAGCCCTCAGGTCTTAAGTCACGCCATTTATTCTTACCTAAATCCCATAGTACCATTCTACCTGATTCAGGTTCAGGTTGTGGTTTATGATAGTTTTTTGTTTCTATATCAATATCATGTGATTGTAATGGGTGGGTTTTAAGCATATATGTACGTTCGGCGCCACATTGCTTTTCATATACGCATTTGCCTGTATAAAAGGCTAATCGCGATCTAACTTCAGACTCGGTAAACATACTACTCCTTTATTGTGAAGGTTAAAGAGTATTTATTGTGAAGGTTAAAGAGTAACCTTCATAATGAAGGTTACCGTAAAACTAAAAAATCTAGATTAGCATTCTGAATTAAATTAATCTTAAGGTCAAGTTTATCTGAAAATTCGTAAGTTCCTGGTTTAAATGGTTTATTCTGTTGTTTCTGCGTCGGTTTAGCTGATCCTCTAGCTGGTTGTAAGCCGTCTCCCGATGTCATTATACAACTGTATGCATTTTCGAAATGCGATACTAAACTAAACGTCGTCGTTTCTTTATTAAAGTATACTAGTACTGGCGCTTTTAATATTTGACCATTTGGAATTTGTATAACCCCCATGCCAACTATCATAGGTTGCTCACCATACTTACCTGTTACAATTGCCAATACTTGATCTGTCTTACCACAATCATATAGTGCTGGCCATTTTGCCATCTGACTTACTAACGGCTCTAACTCGTCTGGTGTTGGAGCCTTTGGTGCTGTATCTGGAACAGTTTTGTTTCGCTCTGCTTCTAATCCTGGATCAACTGTTTGTCCTTCGGCTAATGTTTGTGTACATCCTATCGCTATGAACATACAAAACGCAAATGCTAATGCTCTGCGGTAATCATAATCTAACATAGATTTAAACATAATAATGCCTCCTAATATAGCATTATTATTTAGTATATAATTATGTTTAGAATGTAATTAGATGACTAGTCGATGTAGTTAGAAAGCATTTGTTGTGAACATAGCTCTAAGCCTTTCAGCCACTGTTCTCCCTCATTAAAATCAAAGACACTAGTGTCAGTAGGATCGCATATCAGCCATGCATTTTGATCATTGACTTCAACATTTAGTTGTTCTTTAGTCCAGACACTCATGCCTGCGAACATTCTCCAGCCTTTAGGCTCATTACCTGATGCTAATTTCTCTATCATAAGTAAGTCGCTAGTAATTGCTAATTTGTTATTTGCATTTAATGTATTAGCACTTACCCATTCATTAGTATGTAATAAAACAATAGATGTATCACTAACCGGCCCACCTTTATGTACAAAAGTCATTTCAAGTGTCGGGTCGAACGGTATATCTTTTAACGAACCTAAGCTACTAATCTTAAACTGACTAGGCTTATTTAAAATAACACCACATACTTGTCCTGTTGTGGGATTTTCATCATATATGTAGACAACACTTTGTTGAAAAACAACGTTATTGTTTAGTACAGGTGTTGCTACAAGGAGTTTACCTTTGTAACGTGTATCCATATCAACTCCAGTCAGGGAGCGGTCCGCCATATTTTTTTCCTTTAATTTTTTTGCCACCAACTGTGACCCTATGTTTGCCTACCTTATGACTCTTCCCACCACTTCTAGTTCTTAATCCTTGAGCTTTGCAACTTGAT